CCATCTGAGGATGTTATGTAAACAGCTTCCTCGCCCTCCAGACCGCAGTTCAGATACATGAGCTGGTTCTTTCCCGTAAAATACTGGCTGTGCTGTTTCCAATAAGTCAGAGGGCTTAAGGTACAGCCGGGTCCTGCGCAGAGGAACCATCCCTGGACCGTGCGCTTGGGAAACATCTGCTCCACATCCTGGTAGGCCTTTTTCCAGGCATCCTCAGTGAAGGCCACCTTTCCGCCTTCCTCGGTGACTGAATCCATTTCCAGGGCTCCATCCACAAAAACAAAGGGTATGTCCTCATGGGTCTCCCTGCTTCCCAAAAGCAGACCCACACGCAAATCAGCCCCCTTTGCCGGCTGGAGGCGTTTTAAATAAGTATTTACATAATCTTCCAGATATAATTTTAAAACCTGGTCCCTCTCACCTATCTGCCGGAAATTCTTCGGCAGCTTAGGGAAGGGTTCATATAATTCTCCCATAGAATCACCCCGCTGTTTTTAATCCAAACAAGCATAGCAGATTCCCGGCGCAGAATTTGTCATATTATGGCAGCATTTTCCCATAATCGTTCGACAAGCTCCCAGGATTTTCTTCAACCTATTTTTCGTATTTTGAGCTTGATTAGGTATGATTTTTATTGATTTTAGTCTTAATTATTTTGTCTATTAAAAATTCTAGTATCATTTGAGTATCAAAACAGGCGGGCACCGAAATGGTTCCGCCTGTTAAGCTGGTAGCTCTGCACTACAAAGATATTTTTTTAGGGCTTCATGGTATCAGTTACTTTTCTATTGACATCTCCCCATTTATAATTGACCCAATTAAGAGTAGCAACAACCGCCCGTGCCACCTTCTCGTCGACTTCATCATGCTCACCTATTTCTTTCATACATATGTTGACAAACCTGTCCTCGTCTATTGGATATGTCATAAGATTTTCTCCTTTGTATTAAGGTAGATTCACCTATAAAAATATTAAAGATTTGCGTGCATCCATATCCATTACACCTCTAACAAACACCATAGCTGCGCCCTCCTTTTAAGATAAATTTATGTCTTTGATTGGAGAACGCAGCCACTTAATTTTTCCTTCGCTTTGCTCGGAATTCCGAGCACTTATTGAATTTTATAGGCAATCAGTCTCAAGAAGGTCGTAAAATTTCACCTTCAAGCCTCTTGCCAGCAGTTCCAGAGTGTCCACCCGTGGCATGGCCCCTTTCCTTATTTCATGCACCGTAGACGGGGACAACCCTGTCATGATGCTGACCTGACGCTCTGTCAATTTTCTCTTTTGCATGAGTTCGTCAAGCAGTATCTTCATAATTATGAATATACCACTTTTTGTACGTTAAGAAGCTGGTAATATATACCAGTTGTGGAGAATAAAAGCAGTGATATAATAAATTGGAAGGAACTGATACATATGTTGGAAGGAGCTGATACATATGAAGGTAATACCAGAAATGCGTTTTGGATGTCTGACCGCAAAATGGAGCTGGAAAAACCATACATGCAGAAAAGTATGGAAATGTACTTGTGAGTGTGGCGGATATTGTTATGTACGGGAGGATGCGCTTATTGATGGGATTGTAAAAAATTGTGGAGCAGAATGTCATATAGAGGTGAAATGCAAATGATACGTTGTCCATCAGAGCGAGAGTGTTAAAGCACTGGAGCGGGCCCGGTCAACATCCGGTACCCGCCTATCACTCACTTTTCGCGCTTTAGGAATCGGAAAATACGGTGCAGTAGTCCAGGGCGCTTTTCGCATACATCCTCTTTTTCTACTCCCTTGTCTCTTTCTTCCTGGATTTGTTTCCAAATCCTCGCAAATTCGTCTGGTTGCGGCCCCGGAACTGGTAAGGGAACGGTCATGTGTTTGACCGCTTCAAATTCCCTTAACAGTTCCTCGTCTGATATATCGTCTGTTCCCCAAATCTGGCAGTCCATAGAACTATCCTGCCCCAAATCTCTTTTATAATCACCCATGGTCACGCACCTCCTTATAAGGCCATTGTACGCCTCTAAAAACAAGGTGGCGCTGGTAAATAATGGTATTGTATAACCTACCACTCAAACACATACCGGCGATTTACCATGTCGTACTCCTTCGCAATCCGCAGCACACCCCTGGCATCTGTAATCATGCACTTGCCCTCGTCGCTACCCTTGACTGGACAGAGTAAAAATGCTTCACCGGCGGGGTCCACCTGGTAACCAGTCAGCATGTAGCCTTCGCTGTCAAACAGATACCAACCACAGGTGCCGTCCGTGGCCTCCCGGAGCCAGTACCAACCATTGGCCGCATAGCTGCCGTCTGTAAACTGATACCACCAGCGCTGGCCGTCTGCGGCCGGCTGAAAGCCCTGGGTGTATGTCACTGGGACCGGGGTATAGTCGATGTCGCAGAGCTTGAGGACCTTCTGCCAGGGTGTAGCGGTCATTCTGGACTTGATAGTCCCGTAATTGATGCCCTTGGCCTCAATACACCAACCATCACCTATGTACACCCCGATGTGGCCCGGCTTCCAGAGCGCCCAACCGACCATGGACTCGTCCAGATGGTCAACGCCTATCCGCTCCACGGCTGTGTCATGGTAGTTGTAGCTGCCACGGATGCGCCCGGTGTACCAGCTGATGAGGCCGCTGCAGTCCGTGCAGCGCTGGCCTATGTACTTGGCTGCCTTGGCCTTGTAGGTGGATGTGTATGTACCTGGATTCTCCCGGGCCAGGCGGTCCAGGATGGCCTGCGTCAGTATCTCACCCTTGGCGCCGTAGACGTAAGGGGTGCCCAGCTTGTCCTTGCAGTGCTGTATTAATCCTTCTGCTGTTTTACTCATAGTGTTTACCTCCATCAAAAAAAATAAGGCCCAGGGCATCGCCTGGGCCATGAAAAGTTGTGACGTCACAAGTTGCGATATCGCAATTACTGTTTACCCTCTATGAGCTGCTTAAACGCCTGGTGCAGGCCCGTACTCGCCAGCCCGCTAAAGGCCCCGGCCAAGATGATATCCGGGCTTACCCCGCCCATAATCCAGATGTTAAGGGCCGCGCCCAGCAGAGCCACCATGGTGGGGATGTATTTGTTATCCAGGTCTTTCACCCACTTTTTGGCTATGTAGCCTGTAATCAGGCAAATGCCCACGATAACCACCACTGTGTAATTGCTAAAAAACGATAAATCCATACTCTATACCTCTCTTTCTGCCGGCTCCTCCGGCATCTTCATAAGTTTGTCCTTAAGCTCTGTTGCCACATCATTACCGCCCAGGACATGGTATGCGTCATACATCCGCTTAACATTCTCTTTACCATATATCGGGCAAAATGTCTTATCCTGATAATGATTGTAGGCCTGTATGATACGGTCCCTCAAAAGTGCCTGCATACCATCATGGAGGGCCGCTGTCTTTACGGATTCCTCTTTTTGTCTTTTGAGTATCTGCCGGTACCCAAATCCTAAAAGGGTGGAGATGGCTACAAACAGCCATTCCACCCAATGAACACTTATGTATTGTGCTATCACACCCATGATGTCTCCTTACTTTGTGTAGTCCTCTCCGGTAATCTCCTTGTAGTCCGCCTCGGACAGTTTACCCGCGGCCACCAGGGCCTTAAGCCGGTCAATGTCCCATAATCTCGGGTAATACTTCTGTGCCAGTCCTTTTACATTCATGGTCTCACCTCCTCCTATAAATCAATACCGGCCATAATAGCCACGTAATCAATGTAAGCCGTATTCTTTTCCACCTGTGCGGCCACACCCGGCTGTGATAGCGTCAGGAGCGCCACACGGCCATATACGGCCTCGGCTGTGACGGCACCATCCTCCCCGTATTGCTCCGGCATGATAAGATAGTTGTCATCAATGGCCTTTGGATTGCCCAGCACCGTATAGCCATCATACACAGCCAGGGTGCTGCCATCCTCGTTGACAGTCTTAATCTGCTCCGTGGCTGCCGCATCCGCAAACACGGCCACGATATCCTCCAGCGGCTCCGCTGTCTGAAAGATAAGCCTCAGCGTGCTGGGCGTGGAGGATGTTCCGCCGATGACCAGCGGGTACTCCTTCCCGTTTTTCAATACAATCTTTTCATTCATACATTTTTCCTTTCTGCCCTTCCGGGCAATAAAATAAGCCCCTGGTTTAGGGACTTGGCTTGCGGGTTACAATTTTGGGAATAGGAAGCTCATTCTTTTACTCTCTGTTTTTTTATCCCCCTTTATGGTAAAATCCAAGTAGGAAGGGGGTGAAAATCATGTACTACATTTGCGCTACATATGACGATGGAAAATTTGTGGAATGTAATAACGTTACATCAATCTCTTTTAACGGAACAAGTAGTCTTATAACTGTATCCGAAGAGAATCTCTTAACACAAAATATTCCATCAGGCAAAACATTGTGGGTGAAAACGCAAAATGGTTCTTATACCGTTCGCGGCGACGGATTGCGTGTCATCGAAATAAGGAAAGAGTAACTCTACACAATCACCTCAATGCAAAACTCAGCATTGGGGTGACTCTTTTTTATTACCTCAATCACTTCTAATGTTTCTTTTATTTTATCTGAACTTCCTACCTTAATTGTAATCATTATTGGTTTCATAATTCCTCTCTTTCTGCTGTTTCAAGGACAGCTCCTATATTATTCAAAATAGGGACCTGATTTGCAGGTTACGATTCATTTTTTCTTATCACAAATAGCAATTTAGAATGGAAATTAAATGGTACATACAAGGCCACAGATACTTGCCCGTTACCTGAAAAATATAATGAGTTGATGATTAAGATTTACCGTACTTCGGATTACGCATATACATGTGGTGTCAATATATTAAAAGCAGAGATTGGTAAAAACACTGGTAATTGGATGACTGGTTGTGGTCGTGACGCAACTGGTTGGGATGTAAAAATAGTTATAGCCATCACCAATACAATTGCAATAAATTCTGTTTTTATAAACGCAGCAGATAATAAATCAGCTTTCAGCTTTGTCGTTTATTACCGCTAATAATCATTTAAGTTCCCAAGCGCTAAATGGTGATGAGTTATCGGCCGCGATGCGCTGGTATAGTGCATTATTAATTGTAATGTATGTCTGAGAGACAAATTGATTACACACAATGCTTTTAAAAACACCGGTCTCATTTACCGGGAAATTATAGGCGGTCAGATTCCCCTGAACGGGATTGCAGTAAAATATTATGTTGTGGTTTCTATAATCGTCAGCGTTGTTTTTACCTGACCATAGACCATTATTTTTTATAAGCAGCTTATCAGCTAAATTGCTATCTATGCTATCTTTTACCTGCTTAAGGTACGCGCTGGATGGGACCTTATTTGTAGCTGTGGACTCTGTCTGCACGATATCAGTCTTTTTAAGATAATCCGCCAATTTCGTGGTAAGGGCTGTATTGCTTACCAGCTCCAGGGCAACCTTACGGGCCAGCGCATCCAGCAGGGCCTGGGCATTACTGTCCGCTCCGGCAGCCACGACAATCCCCTGTGTATCTGTTGCCTTGACGGATGTGGCCGTCCCGTCAAATCCCCCCAATCCCGCAGCAATATCCTCCACCGCTTTTGCACTTGCCGCTGCATTTGCCGCGCTTCCGGATGCAGCAGACGCAGAGCCTGCCGCCGCGGATGCGGAACCCGCTGAGGCCGTGGCCGATTCCTGGGCAGATACCTTTGCGGCATTGGCCTCCTGCAGGGTCGTATTGGCCTCTGTGATGGCTTTCTGTACCTCCTCCGATGCCTTAGTGGCTTTCTGGCTCGCTCCGTTGGCAGTAGTCACTGCCTCATCCACATGGGTTGTATTAGTCTCAACTTCTTCGTTGACCTTCTCGGCCAAGGATATCATACTTTCCCGAACATCCCGCCCATACACCGCAGCCCTGAAGTCATTAATCTCTTTACTGATGTCAGCCATCATTTATCACCTCTTTCTTTTTTCCTTGTTAAACGGTCTATCTGCTTCTGCTGGGCCTGTATTGCACCGGTCAGAAGAGCAATGTAATTCATATAGGGGATACAGTAATACCCATCCTTATCTATGGATGTCAACGGCAGGTCAATCCCCAGCTGCTTCTGCAACTTCTCCACGTCCTGGGCCACAAATCCCATCATCGGCTCACCAGTCTCTTTCATTACATATACTTTGGGATGCAATCCAAGTACCAGTGCCAGAGACTGCCCGTCCTTTAAAGGTTGTATTCTTTTCTTCTTTCGCCGGTCGGATGTTTCGTAGAATGACCCGTGGAAATCACCCATGAAACTGCCGTGGACATAGCTGCCTGTACTATACATACCACCTATGTTAAACGATGCCCCGCTGGCCATTATTTGGTTCGCAACCCGGAGCGTATTAACATTAATCAGGTTGGCTCCCACCGTTGTATTATTACTTGTACCGTCAAGAGTAAGGACACCACCGGATGTCAGCTTGAATCCTGGCAGTGTGATACTGCCTGATGTCATGTTGATGTTACCCTCATTGATTGTTATTCCGTTCTTGTCAAATCGCGCCAGCTCTTCCCCATCAGTATTTTTTATTATTATGACTCCATCTTTACCAAGTCCCTTCCCACCAAGCTCCAACGTCCCTCCACGGATTCGGTCCGCCAGCATCTGACCGGCAGTGATAAAATCAGCCACCAGGTTCCCGTCTATGGTCCATGCATTCTTATACGGTCCATTGATGCCGGTTGTCGAAAATCCGATGCCATTCTGATTGAACTGGATTACATTCGTAGCGGTCTCTTTATCCGGCGTGTTCATGATGAGGATACGCCACGGTGTGGTCGTATTCCCAGTATCAGGTTCTATGTTGTCAATGACGACATAGCCTCCCTTACCTCCCATAATGAGCTGTGTGGCATTCTCCACCCTGCGGTTAATCTCCTGGGCCGTATCTTCTGCCACCTTCTCAATGCGCTCAGATACAGCTGTCTGGTTCTTGACCGTGGTGCCAGTCAAGGTCTCAGTCTGCCGTCCCAGTGTGATACTACCCTGTCCAGGGTCAAGCAGATTGACTTCTCTTCGTGTAAGCAGGAACTTCTGATTGATTCCATGAGGGTCACTGGATACATCCGTCCAGAATCCTAATTGAAATTGTTGTACGGTGCTGTCTATGGCTGCCAGGTCCACAGCAGATACTTCCATGGAGGCAGGAAGGGTTGAAGCCTCTTTGAGGTATTCCCTGGACTTAGCAAGCAATATACCAGGTTCCGTCACGTCGTCCCATTTCTGATATCCCCATATTCTCCCGTACTGTTCCACGGCTTCCGCGTTCTCGATGTAGTCTACACCTCCATTAACGGATGTGATATCTACTGCCCTGGACTGTGTCTCCCCCGACTCATCCTTGTACTCCATGTCTGCCCCCTGAGGAATCAGACATGTTATAATCTGCGTGGCATCTACATAGTGTGTCAAATCCAGCAGGTTCTCCCCGAACCGGATTACCTGGCTGTTAATCCCGCCGTAATCCCACAGATAGTCCAGATAACGCACTCCCGCCTCATGCCTGACACGGAGATATCCGCCAAATGATTCCGGCAACTGCCTCAATAGTGTGAGCGTGTCCGAAAAGCCCTGGACGGTCCACTCTTTGTATCCGCCATCCCCACTCACCACTATATTTCCTTTTTTAATCTGCCGGCTGGCGTTCACCTGGCTGTTATGTACGTCAAGAAGCTGTCCTATGTATCCGTCTATCCCTCCAGTGTACGTAAAGGGGCGTTGCTGACTGTCCAAAAGATACGTCAGCTCTCCCTCACAGGTAACCGCGACCATATTATCAAAGTCTTGTTCCGGTCTCCACATCCGGCCACAGAATACACATGCGCCATCATCATAAACAATCACCTCAGACGTCAGGACTTTCAATTGCTTATAATATGGATGCCCTTTGTACACCCGGAATGTGAAAGAGCCGGCGCTTCCCATCTCCTGGGTAAGCACTGGCTCAAATATCCGAAGCATATCATCAAGCGGCTCGTATATGGGGTATTCTCCATTCACGTTTTTTACATATACCCGATACATTTACAATATTCCTCCCCTGTACGATATGGTAACCGTCCCGGTCCCGGTGAACATGAGCACGTTCTCCCCTTCCTTTATAACGATGTCGTATATCTTATTCGTTCCTTGTTTCAGTTCATAGTCCTTGCCGCCATAGCTCACCGTCATAGCAGCTGATACCGTAATTTCAGGAATAACCCATCTCTGCGTGCCTGGGACGTTAATGGACAGGCTGCCACTCACCTCCAGTTCCTTATAATCACGGATTACTCCTTTCTCGAAGGAGAATGAATCCCATAACCAGTCCTCGTCTGACGCCGTAAGCTCATACTTATAAGGGTCAGCATTCACGCTGATAGTGAATGTTCCCAAGGTCCTTGCTCTGGAGTATTCAGATACCGTCATGCGTCCGGCATAATAGTACATCGGGTCATCATTGAATGTCAGTTTTCCTTCCCTGCCGTGGAAATTGCGCAGTATTTCCGAAAACACCTCCGGCCACTTGTCCATCGGGTATCCGCATCCAAAATTAAGGGTAATCACTCTCCGCTCATATATCATTCGGCCCGCAATCGCTGTGGAGAGGTCCAGGGAGCCGTCGGCCCCCGGAATGTCTTGATAGATTGTCTTTGGCACTGGCGGTTGGACACAATGTCTGTTTGCCAGTGCCATCCTGTAGGTTGACAGCATATCAATGCCGTTTATACTCACACTCTGATGTATCATCCTATCCGCTCCTTAAGGGCCTGTACCTGGCCCAGTTTACGGTCCATCTGTCCCGCGGTCTTGCCCACCAGGGCCTTCCCATCCATCATGACGTACTTTTGAGAGGCAATGTCCGGAAGATATGTCTCCAGCAGGGATATAACCTGCTGAGTAACGCCGCTATCCTGCATCCCTCCGCCAGACATATCCATGGTCATGACATCCAGGCTCCCGGCCAGGGCAGCCACCTGGTCCGTTATGCGCCACATGTTCCCTCTGATACCCTCTTCAAGGCCCTGCATCATATGAGGCATCCATTCTTCGTAATAGCGGAGCGGCCCCTTCTCGGGTCTGGTGAAATGCAGATAATCAGAGACCGTGCCCGCCACACTCCGGCAGGCTTCCGCTATCTCAGAAGTTTTACTCTTAATCCCAGCGACAAAGCCTTTCATCATATCTCCTGACCAGGTTTCAGCCAATGGGGTAAGTCCTTCCATTATAGACTGCGTTTCATTGGCTACAGCTGTCATTGCATCAACGACATCACCTTTCCCGCCATCAATTCCCTCTGCCAGTTTTTTTGCGTATTCTCCTCCAGCCGACCGATATCCGTCATTACTTTCTGCGGCAGCCGCAAGAGCGTTTTTCCCTGCTGTTTCCCTTATCACATCGGGCAGTCTGTCGAGTTCTACCTTGGCTCGGTCAACCAGTTCTTTCATTTGGTCAACATCTGCCTGCACTACGCCTGGCGCTCCTGCGTCTACAGCTGCCTGCATAGCCTGGTATTTGTCGGTAAAGTCTTGCAACTGCCGCTCTAAAGAGGCCTTTGTTGATGATTCCGCCGTCTGAAAACTATTGCTTGCCATTAATACAGCATCAGCCAATAATTCTTGATTATCCTTTGCCGCAATCAACATATCTTGATTGCTGATAACAGTTTTATATCCGACATAAGCTGTCTCTGCGTCCAGCAGTGTCTGGTCCAATTCAGACAGTTTAGCCTCGTATCCTTTAGTGGTTTCCGATGCTTCCTTTACTTTCTCAGCGAGATATGCCGATTCGTTGGAAAGTCCAAGCATGTGAACAATCCCACTTTCTCGTAAGGCATTGAGGTCTTCTTGGAGTAGTGCTTCCCGACGTTGCGATTCTTCTAATTTTTTAGTTGTTTCTTCTACGTCTTTTTGTGCATCATTATATTTCATGAATGCATCTGTCCTATTTTTTAGCGCTTCGGCGTAAGCTTCAGCATTGGCATCCATTAACGCATTCGCCTGTTTCTTGAGAATTAAGTCATCGATACTGTCACACATATCTTTGTAGTTCTGTATCTGATTTCCAGTCAACTCATATTCCTGCCCTAGAGCCGTTGATAATTCTCCCAGAATATACTTTGCCCGTTCTTCGTAACCCGCTTTTACATTTCCATTCTCATCCGTAATTTCCTGCAGTTTGCTAAACAGCTCCTGCTCCTTTGCTGCTTCCGCTTCCACACTATTAACAGCATCCACACGACTTTGGTTCATGAGCTCATACGAGCTGTATAATTCGTCTATCATCTCCTTATGATGCTGTTCCTGGTCAGTAAGCTCAACGGCTTTATCGTAATATTCTTTAGTTCTTTCTTTTGCGTCATGTGCTGCATAAGCTATT